GACGAATCTTAAATATCCATTAGTAATAGAAATCGTTATGTACAAGAATAATCTTGTAGATAACAGGATTTTAAGTGAAGTTCGTAGAAATGCGAGAATAAATCAAGTAGGATCCTCACATGCCAACTTTTATATTCCGGCAGCCGACATGAAAGACATTTTGAGGGATAAATTTCAAAATGATTTAGAACAATTATCAGGACTAACACAAGAACAATTATCCAAAAGAGTAAATTCTGCTTTTTTCTTACATAACGTTGTCACATCATTTCCTAATCTTAGATTTATTAAGTTTAATGTATCAGACCAAAAGAATTATACTAGAAAAACCGAGGAAGGCATAACATTCGACTATAAAATTTTACACGCTAAAATTGATTTGCCTGAAGTTTTTGATTCAAAAAAATTAGTCGACATTCAATATCTTTTAATGGAATGCGGACTTTGGAATCATAACAAATTTTTCCCTAAACCCTATATTGAAATAACTGCTAGAGATCTTGTCACTCAAATAACGATGGCGGAAGGTTCTGAGGAATTCGTTTCCGAACACGGCGAGACCATCAATATGTTAATGGATGTCATTGACATGAAAATGGAAGTTGATAACGCAATGATACATTTGATAGTTATGCAATAGATATATACAATATCAAAAAATAACAATCTTTCATTGATGGTCGATATGTGGATACCTGTGGTTACTACGCTAATAGGCTCGTTAACCACTTTACTAACTATTTGGTATAGAAATAAGTTAGAAAAAGAGAAAAAGGCAAAATCTTGTATGATTACTGCCGCTGTTGAAGAAGACACAATTCTCTTGGATAAATTAAAAGAAATTAGAGAATCTGTTGGAGCCTGCAGAGCAGCCATTTATCAATTCCATAATGGCGGCGAATATTTTACTGGCAAATCCATGAAAAAATATTCGATGACATACGAACAAGTCGAAAAGGGTATCGAAAGAATTCAACAACAAAATCAATCAATGCCAGTTAGCGGAGGTATCAAATTATTCGCTTCATTGTTAGAAAACAGAACAGCCCATTTTAATGATATTCAAAAGGATTTTCCAGAAACGTTGCTCAAATATCAATTACTAGATAACGGGATTGAATCAATTTATACATGGGCAATATTAGATCTCAACAAACGAGTTATCGGTATTTTCACATTAGATTATATTAAAGAAAAACGCGAAATTTCCAAGGAAGAATTAGATAACATACAATTAACCGTAATTAAGTTAGCAGGTTATTTGTAATACTTCGGCCGTATTTGTTACGAATATATATTAAAACAAATACTAATAGATGGCCAAGATAAGCGTAGATCTTTCTACAAATAATATTACGTATAAAGACGGAGATTCATTAATAGTCACCTTCAATGGTGCATTTATGTCCGTTTCTGCGTTTGATAGTTATTCCGAAACAACATCGCCAGCATCTACGGATAATGATTATTTCATTACGAACCTAAGATGGTCTGTTGATAATATCACTTGGTCTCCATGGCTATTATTAGAGAGAAATCCTGATGGCACTAAAAACCTGCCACCTATGAATTTTGATTCAGGATCAAATGTCTATATACAATTAAAGTATATACGCGTATCTCAACCAGAACCACCAGTACCTACAGGATTATCCGTTACAAATATAACCATGGATATTAGTACGGTTAAGACTGAATCTAATTATATAGCTCCTACTCCCAAATCATGTCCTACTCAAGATTATTACAAAGGAATTAGAATTGATTGTCAAGGCGGCTTATTTAGAGTTTATGATTTAATGGGACCTGCAATCGCTCTAAACCGAGAATTAGCATTGACAGTTAGTGAAATGTTTGGTCATGAAGTTTGTTACTTTAAGGTTAGTTCTGATAAGAGATCTAAAGATTTTATCTTAAAGGAATATTCGTTGTTCAATGTAACCGACGTTAAGAATGTTAGGGTCGTTGTTCCTAATAATGAATTCCCTGATAATAAGATTCAGTTTACTCCATTCGACATGGATTTCGAATCTTTTGAAGTCCATATTGTTAAAGAAGATTTTGAGAGAGCTTTTGGATATTGTGTAAGACCTGAAGAGCGAGATTATTTGTATTTCCCATTAGAAAATAGGATGTACGAAATAGAATCTCCATACTTATACAAAGACTTCATGCGAGATGGAGTTTACTACAAGTTAACTTTAAGAAAATATCAAGATAGCTTAAACATCGGTGTAGAACCTGGTTCTACGGCGGAAAATTTAGAATTAGAATTAGTTCAAAACTTTGATAATCTCTTCAAAGAAGAAAACGAACTAGAATTCACTCAAATTACAAAGCCTTTACAATACAAAACAATAAGTACAGGCAATTTTGATTTTGTTAGAAGTGAAATTAATGAATCTCTTAATATTAAAAGTCACGATATCAACAATTATTTTACGATCGTCGCTAAATATGCTTATGATCTAGGTTCTATTGATTACAATGCTTTGGGTGTTAAATACAAGACTTTAGTAAATATTCCAGAAACTGAAGATCGAGTTTATACTATGTGGTTTAGGACTAATCGTCAAATATTCCAAAATACCGAATTCGTTCAACATGTAAATATTGACGAAAATGGAATGTTATACGATACATTGCTATCCGGAATAGCTCCTGGAATTTACGATCAAGTTACTGGAGCAACATCTACCGAAAAAGGAATTCAAATTAATTTACAATACAATGATACCAATGGCAATAAAGCCTATGTTACAAAAGGAATACAAGTTAAAATAAATGGACAGGATTATGAATTTAATACAAATTCATTAGAGCCATGGCCAAATCAAACTTTCCCGAACTTGGTAACTGATGCAACTGAGATTGTTAATAAATACAGAGAGACTGGAAGGCGCTGGTTTGCTATGGTATTAAATATATCAAATCAACATCAAAGTATAAATTGTAATGTTTGGGAAATGATATTTGATGCATCTAAGCCTAGTTATATACAACAAACTACACAATTAAAATTAGTCTTTAGTCAAACATTACCTTTTACTCGCCAAGCAATTCAGCCGAATGTTTACTACGAATTAGTCGGATCTCCGATTGAATTAACAAACGTTAGATTATTAAACCAATTAATCAATGAAGAGAATCAACCTTTAATGTTGAATAGATATACAGTGCGAGATAATCAATACGCTATAATGATTGATAACGCATTACCACCGTTGAATATGGGCAGAGAAGCAGTCAGATAACTTTTAACTATATAATATGTCAAATAACGAAGAAGCAAGAGAAAGCATAAAAGATTTGCTTTCAGAAGATAATCAATTACCGGTTGCTAGGCAAGGAGATTTACCATCCTTTCATACAGTAGAAGATTATCAATACGGCGAATCCAAGGCCAAAGCAATTGCCAAAGCCAAGAAGATGATGGATTCTGTTGCAAAGCTTTATTTAAGCCAAGATGTAATCGAAGAATACGAATACATTCGAATAAAGCAAAAGATTGAAGAAATGCAATTGGCAAATTTGTTTAATCAAATGCAACAAATGGAACATTCAATAGAAACCTTAATGAGAACTATTGATAGCGGAGAATTGTCTCCAAGAATGTTTGAGGTTTTGGGCGGCTTACAGAAAACTATGTTAGAAGTCATGAAACATACGACTCTACACGTTATGGCTGCCGAAGAAAACATGAAAAAAATTAAACACGATATAGACATATATGGTGATGGCACGATTTCTTCTTCGAAGAAGAAAGACGAAGAAGGCGCTATGACTGCTAGAGGAAATCGTGATTTTATGAAGAGTATTCAAGAGGAAATACAAGAAGTTGATTTCGATGAAGATGATATTGAAAATGAAGATGTATGAGTGAATTTAAAGTAAAACAATTCGAAGATCCTAAAGACAATGATTCTAGTAGGATAGTTTGGACCGCTGAAAAAGTTCAAAAGGCTATCGAATCAATCGAACTAGGATATCAAGTACCACATGCTCCATTTTATGAAGGCGATATAGCATATCGTAAAGGCAATACCGTATATGATTATTCTAAAGAGGAAGTTGAGGAAATAAAACGATGTGCTAGAGATATTGTTTATTTCGCAAATACATATTGTCATGCAATGACCGATGATGGTGTTCGTAAAATTATTTTACGTCCATATCAAGAAGAGATGCTTAGACAATATCAACAAAATCGTTGGAACGTTACCTTAGCTTCTCGACAAATTGGTAAAACTATTTGTTCCGGTATTTTTATTGCATGGTATTCTCTTTTTAATTTTGATAAGAACGCGATGATTATGTCTAATAAGGGTGCTACCACTAAGGAAATCCTTATGAAGGCTAAACATATTTACGAGAATCTTCCTTTCTTCTTAAAACCCGGCATCATGAAAAAGGATGTCATGGAAATGCGTTTCGATAATGGATGTCGAGTTATAGGTCAAAATACAACAAAAACAGGAGGTATCTCATTTACGATTCATTTATTATATTTGGATGAGTTTGCTCATATTATGCCAAGTATCATTAATCCATTTTATGAGAACGTGTACCCAACACTATCATCATCTAAGATATCCAGGGTTATCATAACTTCTACACCAAATGGATATAATAAGTTCCACGAAATATATCAAGGAGCAGTAGATGGAGTGAATGAATATGCACCATTTCGTGTTGATTGGTGGCAAGTTCCAGGAAGAGACGAAAAATGGAAAGAACAAGAGGTTGCTAATCTCGGTTCTATCGAAGCCTTTAATCAACAATACGGCAATCAATTCCTTTCTTCATCTTCGCTTCTCCTTTCTTCGATAGAGATGAAGAAGATCAAGAATAGCGAAAAAGAATTTGTGTTTAGAGAATTTGACGCATTAGATGATTTGGGTATAGATTATTCAGCATTACGATGGGATCCTGATATCGACGTTGATTCACTAGATGGAAATCAAGATTTTTATTTGTTTTCGATAGATTTGGCCGAGGGTGTAGGTAAAGATTATACCGTCATCAATATCTTCAAAGTATTACCGATGGAAATAAAACACCATCGAGATTTGGTATCACCAAGTGATATAACAGACTTCTTCAAAATTGAACAAATAGGTATATTCAGGTCTAATCTGCATTCGTTGAAAGACTTTAGTATGATTTTATACGAATTGTGCGTTGAGATATTCGATCAAGAAAATTTACGTCTTATCATTGAATATAATGCATTTGGACAGGAAGTGATAAATAATCTAATAAGCCTTTATCCCACCAGAAACGATTTCGACGAAGAGACTATTGTTAGATACACACATCGAGTAGGATCCAATATCAAAAAACCAGGAATCAAAATTAACAAAGACAACAAGAGAATATTAACAACAAAGGTTAAAAACTATATCAGAACCAGTAGAGTTATTATTAAAGACGTAAATACGGTGAGTGAGGCTGCAATGTTCTCTCGAAACGAAAATGGAACATATTCAGCCCAAACAGGTAATGATGATTGTATGATGACGGTTGTAAACGCTTGTAGCTTTTTTGATACGGTTGACTACTCAGAGACAGTGGAAGAACTTTTCGATTATATAGAAGAAATATATAAAACTAAAATAGAAGAAACTTTAGAAATAAGCGGAAATTTATCCGGTGATTCGTTCAATATATACGACATCATTGAGTAATAAAATTAGAAGCTGAAGGATATATAACTAAATTAAAAAAAAATTTTAGACAAATGGCTTTACCAGCGAATATTCAACAATTTAAGTCGAGCGGTGTTTATCGTCTAGAATTTGATAAGAGTCAACTTATCAACATTCCTGCCGAAACTATCCGTCTTGTCATTGGATACTCCAACAAAGGTCCCTTCAACACACCAGTATTTGTACCGGATGTACAATTCTTTAAAGATGTATTTGGTGATATTGATACAGGACTTGAGTTAAAAGGATCTTTTTTCCATAGATCTTGTTTAACTGCTTTGGATAGAGGTCCAATTTTGGCATTAAACTTGCTTAAACTGCCTGACAGTGTTACTGCAGAATTTAGAGCATTGAGTGCCCAATCAAACTTAGGTAACCACACAGAAGGATCTGCACCAGTTGCTGATTTCTTCAATCAGGATAAATTCTGGTTCGTTGATGATGATGCAGTTATCGCTGCAATCGATGCAAACGACTCAACTGTTAATGCAGCATCATCCCCTAACGGATCAACAATCCTGAACTTTGCAAACAGTGGTAGAAAAAACATCTCCATCTTTACAATCAAATCTTCTACTCCAGGTTTTGATGCAACCGCCGAAGAATGGTACGGAAGCGGAAAAGTTCCTCCATTCTTGGATAAATCAAGCTTGGTATCTGACTTCTTATTGAGAGTTGTTGTACTTGAAGGAGACTTTAGTAATTATTCGGCTTTAGCGGTTGATCCTATTTATGGTTCATATTTCACCACTAAAGGTCTAATTGCTACTTACACAGATTCATTCGGAAATTCAACTAATGGTATTGATGCATTACTTCAATTACCTGAGGTAACTGCTTTGGCAGATTACACAGGATCCATTATTCCTGAATTCCAAGATAAAGATGGAACTAACTTATTCATTGAAGATATAATCAACAATGAAACTTCTAAAACAGGTCTTGTTTGTGCAATCAATAAAGATTGGTTCT